TTACTTGACCCCCTCGCGATTATCAAATGGATTTAACGCAATGGCCGCATCGAGATGATTAGGGGCGAAATGCGCATACCTCATCGTCATCATGATCGTACTGTGCCCGAGTATCTGCTGAAGCACCAAAATATTTCCCCCACGCATCATAAAGTGACTCGCAAAGGTATGACGTAGTACATGGGTGCGCTGACCCTTTGGCAACTCAATAGCAGCCCTTGTAAGCGCTGATTTGAAGGCTTCGTATGCTGGCGCGAAAAGCGCTCCGCGTTTTTTGGGTAGCAACTTCTGTAGTTGTTCAGAAATCGGTACAGTTCGATTTTTTTTGCTTTTGGTCTGCGTAAACGTCAATCGTCCAGGCAGAACCTGAGATTGCTTTAAATCCTGCGCCTCACTCCACCTTGCGCCGGTCGCCAGGCAGATTCGCACAATGACCCCCAAATCCTTGTTTGCCGATTGATCACAAGCCGTCAAAAGTCGCTCTATCTCTTCCTCGTACAGAAAAGCCAACTCCTGATCCCCCTCCTTGAATTGCCTGATACCTGATAGCGGGTTATCTCCCTCCCACTCACCCAGCCGCTTCATCTCTGAAAAAACCGCGTGCAGGTATGACTGTTCGCGATTTACCGTCGCCTCACTGAGTTTCATTTTGCCTTTCTGATTCCACTCACCGGCCAATCGTTTTTCGCGATAAACCGCAAATGTATTTTTATCGAAGTGAGAGGCGAGGGGATCACCAAGGCGCTCACAGATGGCCAGCAGCTTCACTTTGCGCTCATCGCCAGATGTCAGCGTTTTGCCGTGCATTTCATACCAGCGCTCAACGAAAGCAGACAGCGTCACTGCATTATCGTTTAACTCCTGGGGGGTTGCATTATTCATGGTGCGGCGCTCATAAGAGAGCGCCTCGCCTTTAGTGGCAAACTGCCTGCGAATACGCTTCCCGTCACGACCATGCGGGAAGCACTGACACAGCCATTTACCAGAGGGGAGTTTACGAACGGTCATCCCCGCACCTCGGACTCATCTTCGGAGCCTGCATAAGCCAAAGATATGAACATTTCAGCGGCGCTATCAAGGTGAGCGTAGGTTGATACAAATTCGATATCACGACACCGACAAACAAAGGGGCGGGTCAAGTTTTCTGGTTGATAAGATAGGCTTACTACTGGGGTTTTGCGCGGCTTTCCATTTTTAAAAAAATCACAAACATCCAGGCGACTACCTAAGCCAGAATCATCCATATACGTTGCAACATGCCACCCCATTCCTTGAAGCGTATCAACAAATGCCGCGTGAACATCCGCGATATTTTTATACATTCCCACTGAATATTGCTTCTTCTTTCTCTTCTTACTTTGGTGTGGGGGCAGGTTTAATCTTTCAATGCCTGACACCTCGATCTTCTCAACACTAAATGTCTTTATGGGATGGCTTGGTATAGATAAATCGATAGCCCGCAGCGTAAAGTTATCTAGCAAAGTTAGAGGGGTAATGCTTCTTTCTGCGCCTGCGGTTCCGCCACCGTGATAAACAATGGATATCGTCTTTTTGGCATCAATCAAAGACCAGAGCAGATCTAAGAGCTCGTGCTCATCATGTATGGTCATTGTTGGCGGGATGTCGGGACTCATGTCGCAACCAACCACATCGGAAAGGGGAGACAGGTTCAGAAATTCAGCTGCTGATAGCAGCTCGGAACCATTCTCTTTTGCTTTATTTATTTTACTTGGCCCCGCGTTTTCGCCACAGCACAGGTAGCAAAGACCCTTAATAACATCACCTTTGACGCTATAACCCCTCTGCTTTGCAACTTCAATCAGTTCGTTTTTTTCATTTTTACCAAAACCGGTGAAACATATAGTTTTCATCTAACACCCCACGAAGTTAGAAAATAAGAGCACCTAACAGGAGACCCACTACAAAAACAGCAATGAATTCTTTTGGGTAAGATTTGAACAACGTGGTGAAACTGAATTGAGAGGATATTGAGTCCCCTTGTGATGAGGGATTAATTTGTGTTTGTTGATCCAGCCATGAGAGTGCCATCTGGAGCTGAGCGCGTGTAAGATCATTTAACCTACCCGTCCCGAAGTTGACATGGCAGTAACGAATTAACTTTTGCCGTATCTCGCTGTCTTCGCTATTGCGGAGCAGAAGGCTAACCAGGGCTTTACTGGCATCTTTATCCTTGCCTCGCCCGATCATGGCCTGTAAAAAGCTAATAGCGGTCTGGTACTGATTGGCAGTCATTTCCTCAATGCTGGAGACACCTATTTCAGCATGCACCTTTTGCCAAATTTCATATGCTTCGCCGCCACAGGTAGCGGATACAGTGGCAACGAGGGTATTAAGTTCTTTGCGCTGTGCTTTTACGAGTGGCCGTTCATCATGCTTTTCCGAAGGGATTGCGATGTTAATTGTGTGACGACCATCAAATTTATCTATTTGGATATTATTTTCATTAAAATCACGGCCAGAAATACGATTTTGCTCACCAGTTGAATTTACCGCCATGCTGCATCCTTACTTCTTATTTTCGTTGTAATCCCTTCCAGCCACACGGTTGCCCTGACCTGAAACGTTAATGGAGTTTGACGCGGAGTTGCCAGCGGTTAGGGCCGCCAAGGCCGCCGCTTTGATTGAAAGAGACGCAGCCCTGAAATGGCTTATAAGCTCTAACTCGTCACGCGTAAGCACGACTCCACCACTTTCCTCACCAGTCAATATGTATTGAACGTTCGCACCGTTAATCGCAAAAGAGAGCAAAACATCCCCTCCCGGAACCATCGACCCACGCTCATATTTTCCCCAAGTCTCACGAGAAACCCCGCATAGGGCTGCGGCATCAGCTTGATTAAGGGATAAACGCTTTCTTTCAGACTTCAATCTTGATACGCATTGAGATGTAAAGCTCACATGTCCACCTTGACAAAAGAGATCTATAGATCTCATAATGTTTTCACCAACACTTAGATGATCACAACATACCACTATGACACAAGAAAAAAACCTACCAAGAGCGAGGTTGCCACGTGGCTCTAAGGGCAGCGCCCGCGTAGCGGTGCCGCTTACCGAGGAGGAGCGCGCCGATCTCGAAGAGATTTCTATCAAGGAATCTCGCACAGCGGCGAACATGGCTCGCCTGATCTACCTTCGGGGGCTCGAGGCACTCAAGGCAGAGCAGACCACCCACTAAGACCCTCAATCATGATCCGAGGTAAGACATGTCAGGCGTAACTATCAATTTAAACGTTGCCGCGCCTTATTTATCTCTAAAGGAGTATTCAAGGATTACGGGTATTCCGTTTGAGACATGCCGGGGCATGGTGAAGGACGGGCGGATCATCATCCGACCAAAGGAGCTTTCCGGTGGTAAGGTTGAAGTAAATATGATTGCCATGCTCAAGGATGCTATCGCGAATAGCTGAACTTTAGACAAAACAAGGGTCAGACAGCATGAATCGTTATTTGAAAGAAAAAATAGCAATGGGCGCCGTCGGCATCGGCATCGCATGCATTAGTGCGATTGCGTTCGCTATAACCCTGAAGCTTATCGATGTGTTTATTTTTTAAGGACAGCCTATATGAATAAACGCTACTCACAGCATGGCAAGTGTGCGGGAAATATTCGCATCACATCCCACGATAGCTTGCCGAAAGTCGTCTGGATAAATAAGCATGCCGGGATTTGTTGCGGCTTCACCATCCGTGTATTACCGCGCAGGGTGGGTAAGAAACGTTATCAAATTATGAAAGATGGTGACTCTTTCGGAATTGACTTTGCTTTATCGGAAGCACGCAAAACGATAGACCGGATTATTAATAACAACCGCTTTATCATTCATTAATTAGCCGAGGCAGAAAATGAAAAGAGAATACGCAGACAAAATCAACTCACTGCTGCAATGCTTCCATTTCAATAAAGAGTTTCTGGAATGGAACCACGACTATTCCCATCAACTGTTACGCCACGGCGTATCACACCTTTACCACTTCGCTATGCTCCAGGGCGAGAACGATGAAGCCACGCTGGAAGAGCTGCGCAACATCATCATTTCGATCACCAATGGTGATATCCCGAAGCCATACGATCTGTCGTCAATGGACGCCGAGCAACCGGAAACGACAGGCAAGACCGTGATGTTTGTTAAGCCGCTGGCGGTAACGGTGGAAGTTACGCAGGAAATGGTGCAGCAGCTGAAACAGACAATGGCGACTATCCCCCGCCAAATGAGAAAGCCATCCCTCTATTCTCGGGGATAGGAGCGCGCCATGTTCACCGAAGAGAAGACTTCATGGGAACGGGAAATGCTGATCCGCGAGGCAGTGGAAAACGCCGAACAGGGATTTACGGTTCACCTGAGAAACGGTGCGCGTATTGCCGTTAGCCCTGACAGCCCGTCAATAGATTTAATTATTTACGGTCTGGAAAAAACAATTCGTGGAAATCATGAGCGTGCGCGAATGACATTTATTGATTTTCTGTATTACTGGCATGAGAGGGTATTCAAGTCAATTAAACGAAAGCCGCGCTCTAACCACTAATTAACCAGCATCAAAAACAACGGCATTCATTTTGCCGGGGATTCGCTTTGCCTTTTTCAGGAGGTCGCATGTCGATCACGTCAATAAAACTGGATGGCGGAATTAGCGATCCAGAGTTTGTGGAAATAAGCACCAACGCGCGGAAACGCGAACGCGCCCACCTGCTGGGCCTGCTGCGCATTTTCATCGGTCAGCTGAAAAAGGAAAGCGCCACCCCGGAAGAAATTTATTCATCAGTCGAGCGGTGGATTGATAGCCGCGAATTACCAATTAGCGAGGGCAACAAGCAATGAACCACTTAATGATCGATATTGAAACGCTCAGCACCCAACCGAATGCAGTGATTTGCGCGATTGGCGCGGTTTTCTTCGAACCGTCAAACGGGAAAATCGGCCCGTCGTTCTATCAGACCATTGATCCGCGCACCTCTCAGAATCGCGGCGCTCATATCTCCGCCGATACGGTGATGTGGTGGCTCAGGCAGGATAAAGAACCTATTAGCGAGCTGGTAGGCGCGAAGTCGCATGAAATTGAGGTGATGCTGGATTTCGCCAGATTCATTGAAGGCGCGTTCCCTGAAACCACGAAAAAGAATCTGAAGGTCTGGTGCAAGGGCGGTTCGTTTGATTTTCCGATCCTCAAATCTGCCTTTGAGCGCTCATCGCTTGAGGGCGTTCCTATGCTGCCGTGGATTTACTGGAATGAGTGCTGCTTCCGATCGCTGCTGACCGTGGCCGGCGTTATCGGTTATGCCCCCCATCCACGTCGTTCAGTAGCACACAACGCCTTAACAGACGCCATCTATCAGGCCGAGCAAGTTTGCGAGATCTGGCAGCGCCTAACCAACCCACATCTCGAATCGCTGTGAGGGCCGCCATGCATCCGCGTCTCTCCGTCATTTGCAGCGCCCCGCTGCCGGTCTGCAACAGGGCGCTAGCCGCCCTGAAGTGCTTCGCCCGCGGTCAGCGCAATTTCTCTCGCGTCATGCCGCATGCCTATCTCGTGATCCGCATTGGTCGCCGCTGGCGCTTGCTCAGCAAGAACGGCGGCCAGCAGTGGCGGCTTATGACCCACGAAACTTACAACCAGGAATACCGCAAATGAAGCGATCACCTGAATACGCCCAGGGTGCATTGGCCGCTCTGCATGAAGCCAAAACACTAAATCTCGCAAACGCAACAGCGCTCGGCGTGCTGGAAGGCCCGGAAGTCGCGAAGACCCTCGTTAACCTGATGAATCTGGTGCTTGACCCGCTGATCCAGAAATACAACGCAATGGAGGTGGAAAGTGATTAAGTCCCCTATTAAGTGGGCGGGCGGCAAAACCCGCGTGATGCCGCAACTGCTGAAGTACCTGCCGAAAGCTGACTACCTGATTGAGCCATTCGTTGGCAGCGGCACCGTATTCATGAATACGGAATACCGCCGTTATGTACTTTGCGACAGCAATCACGCGCTGATTAACTTCTTTCGCGTATTGACCTCTGACACCGAGAGACTGATCGACACCGCACGCGGAATGTTTCTGGGAGGCAATAACGAAGAGCAATATTACAAGCGCCGTGCGCTATTTAACACCATGCAGTGGAGCGATACGGGCAAGGCTGATACTGCTTTACTTTATGCCGCTTTGTTTCTGTATCTGAACCGTCATTGCTTTAACGGGATATATCGCGTCAATCAGATGGGTGAACATAACGTTCCGTTTGGAAAATATGCCGCACCTTACTTTCCGGCTGATGAGATGCGCAGCTTTGCAGAAAAGGCCAACGACACAAAAGCCATCTTCATTGATGGCGATTTTAGTCACACAATTCCTGATGTTATGCAGATGACGTATGACGCCGTTATTTACTGTGACCCCCCCTACATCCCGGCCAGCAAAACCGCCAACTTCACCGCCTACGGCAAGCCCTTCACCCTGGACGATCACCGCGCCCTGGCTGCAGCTCTGCTCTATGCTCATCGCCAGCATGGCGCCCGCTCGGTTATCTCAAACAGCGATACGCCGGAAACCCGCGAAATCTACTCAGATTTCAATCTCCACGCCTTCAGCGTCCGCCGCTCTGTCAGCGCCAAAAGCCGCGACATGGCTGACGAGGTTATTGGCGTGCTTCGCGTATGCGGTCGCTGCGGTAGTTCTGGCGGCGGCAATTGCGCGTATTGCAGGCCAGTAAAGAGGCTTTCCACTTACGGCGCAATGGCAGCGGCGGGTGCATTCGACGGGGCGGAGGGATTTTGATGAACACCATTGATGCCGTTGTGACACGCGTTCTGGACGTTCGCCCGTACCGCCATTTCTGGATCGTCGAGGTGGATGTGTTGAGCTGGGGCCGATACAGCAACACGACCATCATCCGCGATAGCGAAAAAGAAGCCCGCCAGGGTCAACCCGGCGACACAGTGACGATCTGAGGGCCTGTAAATGAACCAAGAAACCAATTACCGCCGGTTCTGGCGCAACACAGTTATCTGTATCGCCCTCTGCTCGCTGTTGTTCTGGCTCCCGATGGGCTATCTCGCCTTTCGTGTTTTCTCTGTGGTGTGGGAGGCGCTGTGGTTGCTTATTACAACGAAATAGACCCCCACGCAGCGCAGCATCTGCGCAACCTTATCGACGCCGGTCATATTGCGCCGGGCGTCGTTGATACCCGTTCAATTGAGGATGTCCCCCCCAATGACCTTATCGGATTCAATCAGTGCCATTTCTTCGCCGGGATCGGCGGATGGTCGCTTGCCCTGCGTCGCGCAGGATGGCCAGACAGCCGCCCCGCATGGACAGCATCATGCCCCTGCCAACCTTTCAGCGCAGCAGGCAAAGGAAAAGGGTTTGCTGACGAGCGGCACCTATGGCCCTCCGCACATTGGCTTGTCGGCCAGCGCCGCCCTGTCGTGGTTTTTGGCGAACAATCTGGCAGCGCTGACGCGAACGACTGGATCGACCTTGTACAGGCTGACGTGGAAGCCCTGGGCTATGCCTTCGGGGCGGTTGCGTTTCCGTCTGCGAGCGTCGGCGCGCCGCACCAGAGAGACCGCGCTTATTGGGTGGCCGACGCCGATTGCCAGCAATGGGAGGGGCGCGGGGAATTTCAACCGACAGGGGGGGGTAAACCTTCAGACAGCAGCATTATTAGCAGCATGGCCGACACCGACGGCAACGGACGGCAAGGGCGGCTATCAGGGCGGACGGATCCGCAACGGGAAGTTCTCCACGGACAGGTTGGATGTGGCTGCGCAGCTTGCGGGCTGGCCAACACCAACCACGAGCAACGACCGCTCACCCTGTCCGCAAGAAGCTATGCGGACGTATCGCGACAATGGAACAAAGATTCAGAAGCGGCTGCAGGATGTGGCGGCGCTATGCGGCCCGGCCCGGTTAACGGCTTCTGGAGAGATGCTGACTGGCTCTACGGCCGGGATGGATGGTGGAGGCCAGTTAGACCCGGATCATTCCCGCTGGCTGATGGGATTCCCGCCAGAGTGGGAAGAGTGCGCACCTACGGAAACGCTATCAACATTGAAGCGGCGGCAGCGTTCATAAAATCTTATATGGCAGCGGTAGATCATGTCTGATTCTTCCGCTTTAGCATGGAGCTGGAACGCCAGTCGGCAGGCTATTAACCCCGGCGATATCGCAGATTCTGCAATTGAATATCTCACCCCAAAAGGAGAGCGGAGGACGCTCGCCTATGCGGATCTGGTTGATACCGTTTATCGTGCTCCGATGCGCCCGCGCGAGGGGGCTGCGCGGGAAGCATTCGATCGCAAAGGCCGCGCCCACTACCTGCGCCGCCGGGTTCAGACCCTGCCGGCATTTATCCGCAAGCGATTCTCTCTGCGCCTCGAATCCCTCGAGCGCCGCGACCCAAAAGAGGCCGTGCGCTGGCTGTTCAACACGTTTGAGCGCCATGTGTTACGCCGAGTTGATGCGGTAAACGCTCAATACCTGCCACAAAGCGCACTTCCGGCAATCCTCCTGCCCCTGCGTGATGACTTTCATCTGCTGCCCTGGGCGGACAAAAAGCGCCTGAAACGACTGGCCTATAAGCTCGCCAACCTGATGAAAAGCGAGTTTATGCGCGAGTTTGATTTCCAGTACGAGAAAACCGCTGATGTGGAGTTTTCCACGCTCTACGCCTACGGCTACATCGCCAGCAAGGCAACAATGCTCAATATCGCAATCCCTGGCTGGAGTAAGTATTGCGAAGAGGATCTGGAGGCCGAAGAGGCGCTGAGAGCTGTTGCGCGCCTTCAGTCGGAAAAGTGGTGGTTAGGGAAAATCCGCCGGATCCATGACTGCTGGCGAGAGCATCTCATGATAGCCGCGGGCTACGTCAGTAAAGTGGCGTCGCCATATTGCTCTGATCCCTGCTTCAGGGAGTGGATAGCGCAGAAAAAAGCGAACTTTGAATACCTCCAGGCCATGGAGCTGGAAGATCAGGATACCGGCGAGCGTACCTCGCTGCTTGATAAGGTCATGGGGAGCACATCGAATCCGAAGATCGCCCGTCATGAGCTGATGGTGCGCATGCGTGGCTTTGAAGATATGGCGAATGACATGGGGCTGGTCGGTATGTTCTACACGCTGACCGCACCATCTCGCTATCACTCCACTCATGTGCATTCCGGCAAGAGAAACGATAAGTACCAGAATGCCAGCCCGCGCAAGACGCAGAAATACCTCTGCAAAGTCTGGGCGCGTGTTCGTGCAAAATGGGGCCGAGAGGGGATCCGCACATTCGGTTTTCGCGTTGCCGAGCCGCATCACGACGGAACCCCGCACTGGCATCTCTTGCTGTTTCTCCACCCGGAAGAGGTGGAGTTTGCCACTGATATTTTCCATGAATACGCGCTAAAGGAAGATGGTCACGAACCGGGCGCCGAAGAGCACCGCTTTACTGCAAAACCTATTGAGGCGGAGCATGGCAGCGCAACGGGCTATATCGCTAAGTACATCTCGAAAAACATCGACGGCTATGGCATGGATGGTGAGCTAGATGGTGAATCCGGCCAGCCAGTCAAAGAGATGGCCAAGCGCGTGCGCGCATGGGCGTCACGCTGGAATATCCGTCAGTTTCAACAGATCGGCGGCGCTCCGGTGACCACATGGCGCGAGCTGCGCCGGTTAGGTAATCGCGAGCTGGTTCTGCATCCAGAGATCGAAGAGGCCCGCGCAGCTGCTGACGCGTCGGACTGGCCGGGCTACAACCACGCCCAGGGCGGCCCATTGGTATCTCGCGACTGTGTGCGTGTTCGCCTCAATTACGAATACACCGAGGACGGCAATGATTATGGTGACACGGTCGCCAAAATCACCGGCGTCTATTGCCCCTTCACAATCCGTGAATCTGTCATTTTTACCCGCACCACTGATTACAAAATTGTGCCGAAGCGTAAGCCGTCGCCGGTCGAAAAATTGACCTTAGAAGGCCGCGCAGCGGCCCCTCGGAGTTCTGTCAATAACTGTACGGGCCGCGCCGGATTGGACGAAAAACCACCGTCAGAAACGGCGGTGCCAGCTGATAAAACCGCGCCAGACGACAGTTCAGTGGCAGAACTTCCGCTGAATATCGATGTTTTGAGGCGATATTCACGCCAGCAAAGGCAGGAGATCACCAGCAGGTTAAGAAAATCCGCCCGGGAAAGCTCAGACCAAGCCTTCACACGCACCGCGCGCGGCCTGCGCACGTCGATTGATGATGAATCCGCGCTGGCGTGGGGGCCAAAAGTCACTGCTGCGAAAGATATGAGCCTGACGTCGGAAGAGGCGGAGCGCCGCTGGCGGGAGCAGCTGCAGATCGAGGCGGAACGGCGCGCAGATAACTACGCGGCGGCGGTTGCGGAATACCAGAAGAAAAAGGCCGAAGCCGCATTGCGACAGGCGCAGAAACAGGAAGCGACGCAAAGACACGGCGTCTCTGAAGAGATGATCGCCAGCATCGGCGCGCAGCTGCGCGACTGCCGGATTTTCGTCAGTGATGACGTCGTGCGGTCAGTCGCCGACGGCGCCCGTGTCCGCCACGGTGGCGGCCTGCTCGCGGCGGACAATGGCCGGTTGCGTGAAGTGAAAGTATGGCGGGCAGGAGAGAAAGATAAAAAAATCAGCGAGTGCATTTCTGTATATAATTTAGTTACTCGTTGGAAGCGAGCAATCAGGTAAGCCTTATGTAAAAGCCGAACTTATTGATATTAATACATTAGTGAGCAAAAAAACGCATTATGAAATTTTTATTAAAAACAGATGGATTTTAATTGATTTGATGGCTATTTTATTTGTTGAAAGAATAAAGTGGTAGTGTTGAAGGTGTCGCTTAATCTTTCTTGATATATTGACTATAATTTATTGGGGGTTATTTATGAATGAAGAATGGAAAAGGGCTGTAATTAATTTGGAATGTGCGACTGATAGTGAACATGTAATTGATCAACTAAAAAGAAGTGAAGAGTGGAGACTAAAATATAGTAAAGGTGAGATTTCATTTGAAGAATACACTAACCAATCAAGGATTAAATCTCGCGATGTAAGAATCACTGGGACGGCTATTTTTATTGTTCATAACGAGAGACGATATTTATTGACTGCAAGGCATGTTCTTTTTGATCAATACTCCGCAGACCGAGAGTATCAAGAGATGATTGCGACACACGAAAGAATGCAGATTCCTCTGAATAACGATAAGTTAGCTATCTATCATCAACAAAAACTTTTCAGAATATTCGACATTATTTTTAGAGTGCCTTCATTAGATGAGGTGGCGGCGGAGAATGGTTTTAGAAGTCCTGAGTTTTTAATGAATCTTCGCGGTGAATTGCCTCATTTCTTTCCGTACACATTCTCAAATCCTGATTTAGATTTGGCTATTATTTCATTAGATCAGAGAAATAAAGATTTCGCTGAGCAACTAATTGATTTAGGATATATTCCCATTTCTTCTGAATTAATCGTAGATGGTCCGACCGAAGAAGGTGCAGAAGTTTTTACAGTGGGTTTTCCTGGCGCAACATCATTAATAGGCCAGATGAATCAGGATCCTGCAAATGCCCAATGGTCATCAAGTTATGTGTCTCTGCCAGTGTTCAGTTGGGGAAGGGTGTCGATGTTGCATCAGCAACTTCCATTTTATTGGTGTGATATGAGTATCTATCCAGGCAACAGCGGTGGTCCGTTAATTGAGAATGGAAAACTGGTAGGGATTGTCAGTGCACAAGCTATATTGCCTATAGAGGGTGCACCACAGTTAAGTACTAGAATTCCATTTGGCAGAATTATTAAAACTGAGTTTGTTAAGCAGTTACTTAAAGAACAAGAGGCTAAGGATAAAGCACGATATAACTTTGTCGAACTGGGAGGTGCATAATTGAACGATAGACCATATTAAGCATACACAGTGATTCGATATATTATAAACCAACTTTCGATAAAAAATTAGCAGACTGAGTTATCTAAACGGCGCGATCCTCGTAGATGATTGCGCCGACTGTAACCAGAACATCAGCGGGAGCATTCGCGGTGCTGATTTTTGTGTTTAATGTTGTGATTTTTAATCCATGGAAAAAGTGATTTCAATTATCACACCCCGTCAAGGTTAGCTCCACCTTAAAACTGCCACATTCATTAAGCATTAACCCTGTCAGATTTACCTATAAGCATACTTCGTGATTTCATATGGCAAAAGTTATCCGTAGGCGTTCCTGCGTCAATGAACTGTCTCTTTTGCGGTTGAACAAAAGCGCACAATTTTGCACAATTTTTGAAACGATGTTTTTGCTGCGCGGCCCCAGAACTGGCGGGGCCTGGGCGGTCTGCACAAAGTGCACAAAAAGAGGCATGTTTAGCGCGCAGGCGAGGCGGGGGAGCAAGCGCGCGCTTTGGGGGTAGGGAAGGGGTCGGCATACCTCGCCAAAAGCCGTCTGCCGGGCGCGCACCATCGCGGTGCATCAGGCCCGCGACGGCGTGATCGGCCTTCAGAATGGCGCTGGCGGCGTCTGGTTAGGGGTATGACGTTGAGGTTTTGCGGGTTGACCGACACGGCCTGGAATGGTGTTGCTGCGGGTCGGTACCGCACCGCCGGGGATGGCGGTGCGACCTGGTGTCACTGCGCGAGCAGGGCGTAAGGGTTGAAGCGGATCACTTCTTCGCCGAGCCAGTCGTTAACATGCTTCATCGCTTCCATGACCGGCGTCAGCTCATTGACCGCAAAGACTTTTGCCGCCTTCTCGACGTCGCCGAATGATCCATTCCCTTCAGGGATGGCGCCCATCAACTGGGGCGGCACGCGGTGAGCAGCCAGCATGTCATCGCGCGTAGAGGACTTCACGCCGACAAACTCATCCTTCGCCGATATCTGACTGAAGGGCAGGATCTGCACCGAGTCCTTACCGCCACCTGGAGCATGCAGCAGGACGTTCTTGAACGCCCCGCCGCGACGGGTGTCAGTCAGTGTTTTCTTCAGGCTGTCAATGCTCTCCTGATCGGCCATCGCGCTGTTAACGTAGACAATGCAGCCTGCGTGCGACCCGTTGTCGTAGTAGAGCTTGCGGAACTTATCGGCTGAGTGTGCCAGGTTGGCCGACAGCAGGCCGGCGAAATACTCCGGCATGCCGTAGATCTCCTGGTGAATGTCCGGGTTGAGCACATGACACACTGAACCGGTTTCGAACTGATGATCGGTAAGCCCGGACTGAATAAACCAGTAGGTATCGAGGTCGGAACCGCGCCGGGTGTACTTCGCCAGCGAGTTACGAAAGCCCATTGGTCCATGCAGGCGGTTGCGGCGCATCTCAAGGTACGCATTGCCGAACACAAACCAGTCGAGCGCGAACGAACTAAACGCCTGGCGCGATAGCAGTTTATGCGGGATAAAGCACCCGGCCAGTACGTTACGCTTGAAGAACAGCGCCGACTGGTGCCAGCTCGCATACCCGAACTGACGGGCGAGCCCGTACCAGCTAATCGGCGTCTCGTAGTACCTGCCATTGTCGGCACAGTACATGCTATCCAGCAGATCATGAGCACCGGTAACCGGCCAGGGGCCGTCGAACGTGAACGCACTGAGGCCGGGCGCTGATTTCAATGCGTCGGCAAGATCAGTTTGCTCTCTGGCATGCTGCCTGCCGCGCGGGGATTTTCGTCTGCTCATCAGTACTCCATAACAGTCATAGTATTTCCGCCTTCCTGACCCAGCGGCTCGTTAACGGTGGCGAGCATCGTCGCCCAGGCGAGGTCGCCATGACTCACGCCACGGGCGCGGTCGGTGTCGTAGGTGATGACGCCGCCGGGCGTGACAACCTTACGCACGGCACTGAAAGCGGTGATCAGGTCATATTCGCCGCGGTCATACTCCCAGCGACCGGCGCGAACAAGTTGCAGCATTTTCAGTACCAGCATGCGCTTACTGGCTGGCGAGAACTGGTAGCACACCGCCGCAGGGAATCGTTTCTTCACGAGCTGATACACCGCCTCGCCGATGCCGCTGCCGTCGATACCGATGTGCTGCACGTTGTAGCGCGTTAGCATGTTAATGATCATGGCGGCCTGCGCCTCAAACTCCATGCCACGTACGCGAATGGTTTCAATCGTGCGGAACTTGCCGCCGGGGATCAGTGGAGCCGCGTTAACAGAGATGGCCCCGCTATCGCCTTTGCCGCTGGCCCCGTTGGGGTCGTAGCCAATCCACACAGGACGATCGGCCATTGGCCGCATGGCGTAGGGCTTCCAGTCCGGCCACTCGTCATAACCGTCTGCGCCGCAGCTCAGCAGCATGTTGTAGTCAAAGGCGGTCTCACCATTCTTGATGAAGGTGCAGGCGTAAAGGTTGTCATACTCTTCCGGGCTGTTTTCCTCGCGGATTTCGTCAATGTCAGTCAGATCCCAGCCGTTATCGACCGCATCCTGCAACGTGACAATCTGGCGCCAGATTTTGTCCGGGCACATCAACCCGCCGTTAAGCGTCTTCCAGGACGTGTCGAACTCCACGCGCTTACCGTGGCTGCGGCCTTTGTTGAAGGCTTCACCTGACCAGAAGGGGTAAGCCTCATGACTCTCTGCTGACGGCGTCGAGAAGTAGGTGCGCGTCAACCCCTTCAGGGTCGCCATCGCGCCGGCCACTTTCTTCAGGTTGGCAAACTGCCCGACCCAGAAAAATTCGTCAAAGTACAGGTTGCCGGTGTACGACTGCGCGGTTGCGGCTGACGTGCCGAGAAAGTGCAGCTCCGCGCCGTTGAACAGCTGGATCATGTCACCGCCCTTTAGCTCAACATCCACTTCAGCAGCTGCAGCACGAATAAAGCTGCGGAACTGGTACGCCTGGCGACGACTTGCCGACAGAAATATCTGGTTGAGCTGATGCTTGTACTTCACGTCATCAGACAGCGCACGCAGCAGCGCTTCGCGGGCGAAATACCACGTCGCACCAATCTGACGGCTTTTCAGGATGGCCCGGTTGCGGTGGTGGTGATTCTCGTACCAGCCTTTCTGATGCCAGTGCAGCGAGTCGATGATGTTGGCCCGCAGCGTGGCGATCTGCGCCTCTGAAAAGAAGTTTTGTTTCTTGCGGATCTTTTTCTTCGGTTGTGTGGCCGGTGTTCCGTTATCCAGCTTCTTCAGCTGGCGTGTAAGCAGGTCAATTTCCTTGAAGTCGCCGCCGGTCTTTTTATCTTTGGTGGTGAGTTGTATCAGTCGCGCATCAATGGACGTCGTGACGCGCTGGATCGGCGGTGTGGTGTCCCATTCATCACGCTTTTTCCATGAGTACACCGTGTTCGGGTTAATACCCATCAGGCGTGCGATCTCTGCTGGCGGGTATCCCTGCCAGTAGAGCTGCCGCGCCCGCTGCATGATGAATGCTTCTTCAATCGCCATTTGTCCTCCTCGCTTCCTGCCGGGGAGATTAACCCGCGCGCGCGTGCCCTTTCGCCCGCTTTTGGTTGTGGCAATTCCCTCACAACAACAACGCGTTGAGCGCGTGCGTCGCCGCCTGCCATCATCTCCGGGAACTCAAAAAACCAGCGAGTAAACGAACATGGCAGGCACAGCTAAACCCCGTAAGAAGTTTCGCGTTGCCGTCTCCGGGAATACCGTCGATGGCCGCGAAATCCAGCCGCAACACCTCCGCGATGCGGCGGCGAACTACAACCTTGAGGTGTACGCCGCACGCGTCAACATTGAGCATATTCTCTCCCCGTATCCAGGCAGCGATTTTGGCGCGATGGGGGATGTTGTAGCGCTGAGCGCCGAGGATATTACCGAAGGGCCGCTGGCCGGTCGCACTGGACTTTATGCGGAGATCGAACCCTCCGAGCGCATGAAGCAGATGACCGATAAAGGTCAAAAGGTCTACTCCAGTATTGAGCTGCATCCGCAGTTTGCCCTTAACGGCAAGGCTTACATGATGGGCCTGGCGATGACCGACACCCCGGCAAGCCTGGGTACTGAGCGCCTGAAGTTTGCCGCACAGCAACGCGCCTCGGTGATGGCCTTCAACAACCAGCAGGTGGAAGCGCCGATGATCACCGAGGCGATCGAGGCCGAAGTGATTGAACTGGCCGCCCAGCGCAGTGATGAGGGCAAGCAGTGGTTTAACCGCGTAATGGGTATTCTCGGCAAGGGCCAGAAAACCGACGATCAGCGCTTCGGTCAGGTGCATCAGGCTGTTGAAGCGGTGGCGCAGTCTCAGGTTGATCTTTGCGAGCAGTTCAGCGCTGCCGAACAGGAACGCCAGCAGGATAAGGCCACCATCCAGAAGCTGACCACTGACCTGGCCGCACTGCGCCAGCAGCTTGAAGGGACGGACGGCAATTTCAGCCAGCGCCCGGCGGCTGGCGGCGGCGCAAACGCGCAGCTCGCTGACTACTGATATCCATAACGAGAGAAACCGCACATGAGAAACTCCACCCGCAGGCACTTTGACGGCTACGTTGCCCGCCAGGCGCAGCTGAACGGCGTCACCGCCGCCGCCGTCGCAGCGCAATTCAGCGTTGATCCAGCTGTGCAGCAGCGCCTTGAAGCAGCCGCGCAGCAGGATGATGCTTTTCTGAAATTGATTAACGTCTTTGGTGTTGAAGAGCAGATCGGCCAGAAAATCCTGATCGGCAGCAAAGGCCCGCTGGCGGGCGTCAACAACAGCACCACCAACCGTCGTAATCCCGGCGCTAACGACAAGATGGATCCGTATAACTATCTGTGCCGCAAAACCAACTACGACTACGCCGTGAGTTATGCGCAGATGGATGCATGGGCGCATCAACCGAACTTCCAGCCACTGATTAGCTCGGCGATGGCCCGTCAGATGTCGCTCGACCGCATCATGATCGGCTTTAACGGTACCAGCTACGCCGACCCGTCAGACCGTGCAGCGAATCCGCTGTTGCAGGATTGTGGTATTGGCTGGTTGCAAAAAATCCGCAATGAGGCAGCGCACCGTCGTATTACCGGTGTCACGATCACGTCGCGTGATGAAGACAACAAAATCACTGCGAAAGGCACATACGGCAACATCGGCGCTGCGGTTTATGACGCGAAAAACAGCCTCATGGATGAATGGCACAAGCGTAACCCCGACAACGTGGTGATTTTGTCCGGCGATTTGCTGACAACCAGCAATTTCCCGACCATCAACGCCATGAGCCAGACCAACCCGAACACCGAAATGCTGGCCGGTCAGCTGATTGTCGCGCAGGAACGCGTTGGCAACATGCCGACCTTTATCGCGCCTTACATGCCGGGTAACGCCATCCTCATCACGCCGTTTAAAAACCTCTCGATCTACTACCAGCGCGGCGGCCTGCGCCGGACGATCAAAGAGGAGTCGGAATACAACCGTGTGGCAACGTACCAGTCATCTAACGATGACTTCATTGTTGAAGACTACGGCGCGGTGGCCTTTATCGACGGCATCACTTTTGCTGAAGCGCCGGCAGGCGGGCAGTAATCACGCACAGGGCGGGCCACGGCCCGCTGTTATTCGGGGATGAGTCAATGCTGACACCTGCACAACGACATTTTCAACGCGTCATGGCTGAACGTCATGGCAAAACCGACGAGCAGTCGGATACCGCGCGGACAGCGCACGAGCAGATCATGCACCGGCTGCGCATGGATCAGAGTGCATTAAAGCGAGTGCAGTCTGACCAGGCGAAAGCGGCGATGAAACGCCAGTTGCTACCCCATTACGAGGGCTGGATCGAGGGGACGCTCGACGGCGACAGTGGCCGACAGGATGAGGTGATTGTCACCCTGATGGTATGGGCGATTGATGCCGGTGATTACGTCCTCGCCGCACGTATTGGCCGCTATGTCGTGGCACATGGTCTGCTGATGCCTGACCACTTCAACCGCACCGCCGCAACCATCCTGGTCGATGAAATCTGCGATCCGATACTGGTGCAGGTCAAGGCAGACGATACCACCGACGTCACACCGTATCTGGCGGTGCTCGACGAGGTCGCGGACTTTACCGCAGGCAGCGATATGCCCGACGTAGTTCGCGCCAAGCTCTGCAAAGCGCGTGCCTTTGCGCTGCGTAACGGCACAACTGAAGAACAGACCACCGCGCTGGCACTGTTGCGTCAGGCGCTGACGCTGGATGCGGGCGCCGGGGTGAAAAAAGAGATCGAGCGACTGGCCCGCGTGGTTAAGAAAGCCGCTGCACAGACAGGTACTGACGGTACCGATAGCACCGATGGCGGAGAAGGCACCGAAGGCGCTGGCGATGCTGGCGGCGATACCGCAGCGGACGGCGCAGGCGAAGCTGCAGCATCGTCAGATCCAGCGGTAGCGGCCAGCGCTACAGCGACCAAAGCCACCCGCAAAAGCCCAACCCGTAAACCGGCAGCACGCAGAACAGCAGCGAAAAAGACGCCTGCCACAAAAAAATAACCGACTTGCGCCCCGTGCGCTGGCGGCGCGGGCGGAGATCTGCAACGCATTGCGTTTACTTTTCTCCGTCCGCTCACCGCCACCTATTCAGGAGACGACGCGATGAGCCTTGTAGCCGGTCGCACTGTTACCCCCTCTGCGGAGGATGTGCCGGACACTGACGACGGTGGCGAGAAAGTCACTGCGGGATCGTTCTGGCCGGAAATCGCTCTGAGCGATGTGCGCATGGAAATGCGCATCAATGGCGCGGTGACAACCTCGCGCCTGAAACAGGCTGTGATAGAGGGTGTCTCACACACTCTCGACCAGCTCGCCGACTGGCAGGCCGTGCAGCTGGCCGCAGGCTACACCCAGCTCGCTGATGTTCCGGCGGTAAAAGTTAACGGCGAAAGCGTGAAGGTGCATCGCTACCGCCGCGCGGTGTTCAGCATCGCCCGCGCGCACATCCTCGGCACAAACCGGGATGTGGACACCACTGGCGACGCAGGGGAGAAGCGCGCCGCCGCGCTGGCCTCACAGGCCGATGATATGTGGCGCGATGCCCGCTGGGCGATATCCGACATTCGCGGCACCGTGCGCAATTCTGCGGAGGCATTCTGATGAAAGTGCAGGCATTGCAGGGCGATACCGTGGATTTGCTGTGTCAGCGACATTACGGCACCACGCAGGGAGTGACCGAGAAAGTCCTCGCCGCGAACAAAGCGCTGGCCGGTCAGATCTTTCTCGACGCCGGCCAGGTGGTGGAGCTGCCGGAAATCAGCACTCCAGCGACACAGGAGACCGTGCAGCTATGGACTTAATCAACCGCATCTGGAATGGCGTGACGTACTCCTGGTCAACGCTGCTGACCAGCATCGGCGTCATGACGCAAAAAGACTGGCTGGCCGCCATTGGTGTGCTGATCGGTATTGCGGCCGCCGTGTTCGGTGAGCTGCATCGTCGTCGCATGGCGCGTATTCAGGAAACCAATAACTCATTGCTGAATGAACTGATCGACGCCATCCGTGACGACACCGAGAACCGTCAGGACGTCAAAGAACTAATCCGCACCATCCGGGAGGCACCACGATGAAAAAGGGAATTATTGCCTGCTCCATCGCCGCGATCATCTCGCTGGCCGCCACGCTGTGGCCGCAGGCGTTGCGAACCAGTCCGGAAGCGCAACTGAAGATGGCAAAGTACGAGGACTGCCGCAAGACCCCGTACTACTGCCCGGCGGGTGTACTGACAGTGGGGATCGGCTCCACTTCGAAGGTGGAAAATCGCCAGTACGCCGAGGGTGAGATTGCCGAGCGCTGGGTTAACGATCTGATGCGTGCCGAAAAGTGTACGAACCGGGAGTTTAACGGGGCTGCTGCACCGCAGAAGGTTTTCGAGAGCATGACCGACGCCAATTTTAACGTGGGCTGCACCGGGCTCGGTTGGTACACCACCAAAGATGGTCAGAAGGTGCGAACCACCCTCTGGCGTCACGCGCAGGCGGGAAACTGGAAGGGCGTATGCGACCGGCTGACGGACTTTGTCAACTCCGCCGGGAAACGCTCGCAGGGGCTGGTTAACCGCCGGACAGATTTTCAGGCGTGGTGCTTGTCTGAACCGGCGCTGAAGGGGGCGAAATGAAAGCGACCGCCATTCTTGCCATCGTGATGTTTGTCCTGCTGATTGCCGCCGTTAGTGGCTTTGCGTGGCAAAGCCATAAGCGCGAACAGGCTGAGAAATCACTGACCAGCACCCGGGAAGAACTGAAACAAACCGGCGACGTGCTGACCGAGGTCAGGGCGTTACGCCATGACGTCAACCAGGTAGAAGCAGGGCTGAAGAAGCTAAACCAGCAGCGCACCGCAACGGGAGAGCACCGACGTGAAAACATCAAAACCGCACTGGCTGGTAACGGCTGCGCCGTGGCTCCTGTGCCTGTTGCTGGCGCTGACAGCCTGTACCAGCGAGCCGAAGAAGTCAACGCCGCAGATTATTCAGGAGCCCTTACCCGAAAGCCTGACGGCAAAAACTGACGTCCCGCCGCCACCGGCCAGGCCGATGACGTGGGGCGGGCTTGCCGTCTGGACGGATTCATTACTCGACGCGCTGGATACCTGTAACGCCGATAAGGCGGGGATCCGTGAGCTGGAATTAAGGCGTATCGCCAGGGGGATAAAGTGAAAAAAGCTGAACTGCTGCGCGCTGCGCTGATCGCCGGTAACACCTGGTGCAAAGCCAACCCTGAACTGATCACCGTCTGGGTGGAGAAGGGGCATATTCAGATTGAAGCGACCGGCGAAGCCTCGTTCATGTACCACTACACCATTCAGGTACTGGCGATGGATTTTCCCGGCCAGATTGACGATCTGATGCTCCCGTTGCTGGCGTGGGTATGGCAGCAACAGCCAGACCTGCTGCTGAACCCGGACAATAACCGCAAGGTGGAATTTGACGCCGATATCGTCAATGACGACGTCGCCGACATTCTGTTTAAGGTGCCGGCCTGGGAGCGCGTCATGGTGACAAACAGCAATGGCGGGCCGAAGGCGGAGCATCTGGCCGAACAGCACCCACGCTTCAACGGTGGCGAGTGGGAAATGGTCTTTGATCCGGAATCCGGAGGCGAGCTGGTATGAGCAATAACGACGCACTTTTCAGCCAGCTTGACGAGGTATTTGCAGCCATCCTGTCGGGTACGTCACTGGCAGGGCGGCAACGCACCGCCCGCAGCGTCGGCACGATGTTGCGCCGGAGCCAGAGCCAGCGCATCGGCAGACAGGAAGCGCCGGACGGATCTAAGTACCCGCAACGCAAGCAACGGATACTGCGCGCGCAGGCGGGAATGCGTTTTATCTGGCAGGGGGAAACCCGCCAGCTGCGCAACTGGCGGGCCACTCGCGGACGCCACGGGCGCATGCTGACCGGCTTTGATATCGACAGAGGGGATATGCGTTCGTTTTATCGGGAAGATATTGAACGCTACCTCGATATCAGCTTCAGACCAGCCAGCCGCAATACAACCAAACGAGAGCAGATGTTTCGCCGTCTGCGTACCGCTCGTTTTCTTAAAACCAGCGCCAAGCCTGACGGTGTTGAAGTGGGGTATTCCGGCGTGGCTGCGCGTATTGCCCGCGTCCATCAGTTCGGCTTGCGTGACAAAGTCAACAGCAGCGGCGCAATGGCGACCTATCCCCGCCGCGAGCTGCTGGGCCTGAGTAAGGCTGACCGCATGGCGATAGCTCGCCATGTGATCGACTCGCTGGGGGGGCGCTGATGGAGATTGCCGAGCTGATCCGCCTGCTGGAGAACATCGCCCGCACCGGCACGGTGACGGAGATCGACGAGGAAAAATGGCGCGTTCGCGTGCAAAGCGGCGAGCTGGAAACCACTTGGCTGCGCTGGAACGCACAGCGCGCCGGAGCGTTTAAGGTCTGGGTGCCGCCGTCCATCGGCGAGCAGGTCTGGTTCCTGTGCCTGGGTGGCAATACCGACGTCGCCTTTATCGGCGGCAGCCTGTACAGCGACGACAACCCGGCACCAGGCGCGTCGCGCAACGAGATGGTGGTGACGGCGCCGGACGGCGCAAAGTTCCGCTATGACGCGGACGCGGGCGCATTGCAGGTGCGGGGCATTAAATCCGCCGTGGTTGAGGCGTCAGTCAAAATCACGCTGGATACGCCGGAAGTGGAGTGCGCCAACCTGCTGACCACCAAAAAACTGAACGTCACAGAAGGTGGTGAGATGCGCGGTGATATCACCCACAGAGGCGGCTCACTCTCTTCTAACGGCAAGGTACTCCACTCCCATAGACACCCTGGCGACAGCGGTGGGCAGACGGGGGAGCCACTATGACAGAGAGCTATCGCGGTATGAATGCCGCAGGCACCGGTACGCTGACTGACGAAGATCATGTGTGGCAGTCGGTTAACGACATTTTGCTGACGCCGGTTGGTAGTCGCCTGATGCGCCGTAACTACGGCTCACTGTGCCCTGATCTTATCGACAGCCCGCAAAACGACGTCACACGACTACAGCTGATGAGCGCGGCAGTGATTGCACTGGCGGCATGGGAGCCGCGCATTGTGCTGGATACCATCAACGTGACTTATTCAGCCAGCGGTGCTGTGACTGCTGCACTGTCCGGCATGCTGACGGAAACCATGGAAAAAAGCACCCGCGCGGTGACATTAAGGGGCGCTAACAATGCCAACGATTGACCTCTCGCAACTGCCGAAGCCAACCATTATCGAAGAACTCGACTTCGAGACCATTCTCGCCGAGGTGAAAGTGGTCATGGTAGCGGCATTTCCCGCCGATCAGCGGTCAGCCGTTGCTGCTGCGCTGGGTCTGGAGTCCGAGCCACTAAACATCATTGCTCAGGCGATGGCGTATCGCGAACTGCTCCTGCGCCAGCGCATCAACGAAGGTGCAGCAGCATGCATGCTGAGTCACTCGACAGGCGACGATCTGGACAATATCGCGGCCAATCTGGACACGGAGCGACTCACCATAACGCCAGCGACCGACACAACCGATGCGGTGATGGAAGGTGATGAGGCGCTACGCCTGCGTGCGCAGGCCGCATTTGAGGGGATGAGCGTTGCCGGGCCGTCGGCGGCCTATGAGTATTTCGCCCGCAGCGCCAGCGGCAAGGTCGCCGCCGTCCGCGCAACGAGTCCGGCACCGGCCGACGTGGTCATTGCCATCCTGTCCAGCGACGGTGACGGAACGCCATCAGCCGAACTGATCGCGACGGTGCAGGCAGCGGTCAACGATGAAGATACGCGCCCGCTTGGCGATCGCGTGACGGTACGGGGTGCGGAAATCATTGAATATGCGATTGATGCCACCCTGTATCTGTATCCGGGACCGGAATCGGAACCAATCATTAACGCCGCCCTGGCCTCGCTGCGAACCTTCCTGACCAGCGCCGATAAAAAAATTGGCCGGGACGTAGTGCGCTCCGCTATTTCGGCGGCTCTGCATGTTCAGGGGGTGCAGCGCGTGGTGATCAACTCCCCGGCAATCGATCTGCAGATCGATAACACGCAGGTCGCGCGCAACACAGGCTACAGCGTGGAAAACGGCGGAACGGATGAGTAACTCTCTTCTGCCGCCATCTTCTGGGGCCTGGCTTCGCTATACCGAGGCAGGCACCGCCAGGCTGTCAGCGATCACTGTTGCGCTACGCACGCTGTGGACACCGACAGCCTGCCCGGAGGATCTACTGCCCTATCTGGCATGGGCATTATCCGTAGACCGGTGGGACAAGAACTGGCCGGCAGCGCGAAAAATTGCCGCCATCCAGAAATCGTACTGGCTGCACCGGCGTAAGGGCACACGCGCCGCAGTACGCCGCGTCATTGAAGACATGGGGTTTTCGGCGACATTTGCGGAGTGGTTTGACGTCGGCGACGAGCCTGGAACCTTCCGACTTGAGGTCGATATTAACGAGGTCGGGCTGACACAAAAAACACTGGCCGAACTGAATCGCTTGATTGACGATGCGAAGCCGGTCAGCAGGCATCCGTCTCAGCTTAATATCGCGGCAAAGGTAGAGGGAGATATCTGGATGGGCTCAACACTGTGCAGCGGCGACATTATCAGTATTTATCCGGCCGATTTTGAGGCTGAGGACAATATTACGTACAACGGCGTGATTTTTCACGACGGCAATTTTAATTACGGGTAAGAATATGACCAGACTGCCAGAATCCTCATTGTGGGAAGAAGATATTGAGCTGATCTCCAGAGGCGAGCGCGTTTCCGGTGGGCTGGATGGCGTGGCTAATCGGCCATTGAAAAGTCTGGCAAACCGTACGCGCTATCTGAAAGATCAAGCTGATAAATTAAATAACCTCATCGCGGGGAAAGTTAGCGCGGTAAAAACCTTCGCCGCAGGGGCGACACTGGAATCGCCTCGCGAAGAAATCCTTTACGGCAGTTATAGGCTGGTGTGGACGGGAGAATTTCCAAAGACGGTTTTAGCCGGTAGTACACCGCAGGATACAGGCGGAGTAGGGGCTGGAGCCTGGGCCTATACATCTGATGCCGCTATCCGCAAAGACCTGGGTTCAGACGAGGGTGCAAAAAAAGTTTGGCACAAAAAAAAGTACAGAGGTGCCGTACGTCGTCCCATAGCCGAAATGTTGGACGAAATCATCTCCCCCTGGGACTTCAACTGCAAACCTGATGCAGTCTTTGACCCGGTAACACAACGCCTGATAGACGGGACAGATAATACCGCTGAACTGCAACGAATGTTCTCTGAAGCGCATTATCATGGGGTAGATATTATTCTTCCTTTTAGTGGGAAGTTTGCCAGCAAATCCCTTTATTTACATTATGACCCAATAAAAAACCCAGACTGGATTGGCCGCCCTGGTCGTCTGACCATTCGAGGTAGCGTGCTGGGTCACGCAACCGGAGACGTGGAGCGTCAGGGTTCGGCTATTTTCCATATCCCCGGAGAAAACGCGCCGTTAATATCAATGATTGGAGAATTCAGTATTTCCGACCCGGCAGCAATGGGCGGGTATTTTGAACTGTCGTCATTGAACCTTATCGGCAGCCAGGACAGCTCAGATGTCCTTTTATTACAGGGCAGTCAGGGCCAGATGAAGCTGGAGCGGTACGATGTAAAGGTGCTCAATCCAGCGGGCAACGGTATAACTGAAGCCACTACATGGGAAACGCTTCATCTACTTGGATTTATCCGTGGGCCTGCTACAGGAGATGGTTCGTGTACTGGAATCGGTCTGAATATTAAATCTGACGACACTATTGGTCAGATTAATATGAAACAGTACCTGAATGTCAACGTGATGAAGATGGGATATGGTATCCGCGCCGGGCGGCGTGAAAAAGCTAACGGGACTTTAGGACCTTTAGTTTTTACTGGCGGGCAAACTTCTGGCGCAGACCACTACGGAATGTGGCTGGATGGCGGAGTGATTTCTTTCAGTTGTACCGGCATGCAGCATGAGGGTAGTAGAAAAAACGGGCTCAGAATAGATAATATTCTGGAAGATGGGGGCGAGAGCACTGACCTGGCTCGCACTATTAATTTTAAGCAGAACTACTTTACTGGCTGTGGGTCTGTTGATGACCACTCTCCAGACAGTTACGGTGTTTATATTGCAAATGGTGATGGAATTGAACTGGATACACCGACGTTTAACCTGTCCCGTAATGGTATTGGATTTGATGCACAAAATGTCGATAACCTGTTAATTCGTCGTCCGCATTTTCGCACGGTTAGTGACTACGGCAAAGCGCAGGGCTTTGGTATTCGCTCATTCTCAGACGGTGTTGCTTCAAAACGCCAGTATCTTGAGCATCCTGTTTTTAACCAGACACATGCCACGCAGATTGATGATAAAGCCCGTGAAATTTTTGGTCGCGGAGCGGCAGGAGGTCGAATCTCATTTTCGACAAACACACCGACGCCGAGCATTATTCACGGCTCAGGCTCAGGGAATGAGTCGTACCACATACTCAATTTTAACAACACGACAGCCACCACTATTACCAATATTACCGGCGGCACGCCCTATCAGCGCCTGCTGATTACATTTTCAAACGATGCAACCACGATACAGCACAGTAGCAATATTGTTCTGCGTGGCGGTAAAGATGTTCAGGGAACGGTAGGGAAGACGCTGGAGCTGTACTACACGGGGTCATTCTGGCATGAGGTGGGAGACCCGGTCAGGTCGCTCACGGGAACAACCGCCAACAGACCATTCAGTACAGCGTTTCCCGGTATGGAATATTTCGATACCACGCTGAATAAACCCATCTGGCGTAATGCGGCAAATAACGGCTGGGTTGACGCGGCGGGTAATGTGGTCTGATTTATGTCCCGCCCCGTGGGGCGGGTAATATTATTTACTAATGAGGTAATCTCATGTCTTTTGTAATAAATAAAACGCTGGAGGCCAGCGTTATTGCGGACAGTGGCACGGCGATTGGTTCAGTTCAGGTCACTGTGGATGTAACCTATACAATCACGTTGATTCAGGTAGTCGATGATACCACAGCCTACGCCTCGGTATCGGCATCAGTGAATGGACAAGCGCCAAGACAGGTTGACCAGTTTGAGTTTAATTACACGCTGGAGGGTGGTAAAAGCCTGTTTGAACAAGCAGAAGACAGCATTATTAATAGTGATGGTTACTCTGGAGCAACTACCGTTTAAATATGATAAATCGCGCTTTTCTACCAAAGTTATCGACTGGTGTTCGTGTTTAGAACCTTTTTTATAAAAGGTTAAATCAAATAATGAGGAACAATCACGATGAGTAAAATTTTTAAATCCATAATTACGGTGGCCGGACGGGAAAAAATAGCATCTGCCATCGTTAATGGAGATAAAGTTATTTTCTCTCAAATGTCCGTAGGGGATGGCGGAGGGAGAGCGACAACCCCAGGCGACGAGCAAACCTCATTAGTCAACGAGTGTTTCCGGACACAACTGAACAGCCTGAAGCTGTCTGATACCGAGAATATCATTATCGCGGAGATGATAATTCCGCCCGAAGTGGGCGGATTTACCATCAGAGAGGCCGCGTTGTTTGATGATGCCGGTGTGTGCATGGCAGTTGCCAATGTCCCGGAAACCTATAAACCCGCTCTTGCTGAAGGTTCCGGGCGCTTTACCATCCTCCGCATCTGGCTGGCGGTCAGCAGCACTGAAGCCGTCGAACTGGTTGTTGATCCGGGTATTGTGTTGGCAACTGTAGAGGATGTGATTAACTCCGGTAATGAAACCAAAGATTACTCCGATGAGCAACTGAGTAATCATGCGGGCTCGCGGGATCACCCGGATGCCACACTAGAGGAAAAGGGTTTTACTCAACTCAGCAACGCCATTACCAGCAGTGATCAGGATAAAGCCGCCACACCGCTCGCGGTAAGGTTGGCTGTTGAGGCGGCTATCACTGCCGCATGGGAGCTGGATAACCCTGTAGGAACCGTGAAGTTTTACGCCCAGGACGTTGACCCCAATGAGCGCTATCCGTGGACGGAGTGGGCTTATACCGGCGAAAACAAAACAATCCGCGTCGGCAAGGCGGATGGCTCAGATGTCGGCACGACCGGTGGCAGCGATACCGTTACGCTCCAGCAAGCCAACCTGCCCGCCGTGCAGATTGACGTGAGCGGCGAAACCAGCGAGCTACCCGAAGCAACGCTGACTACTAAACCTGCCGGCAGGCACAAACACGGCGGCGTACCCAGCCGGGAAAATCCCTGGGAAATTGGCGGTGATATCAGCCAGCGTTTTAACCCGGCAAACCTGGGCGAAACGGATGAGGTCGAGGACCATCAGCACGAAGTTGTGCAACCGCCGCATAAACACACGACCAGCGGTAAAACCGCGCAGCTCGGCAAAGGCAATTCGTTCAGCGTGGTGGAAGCGCATACCCTGCTGATGTGCTGGGCGAGGGTGGCGTGAGTATCGAGTACCATCAAAAATAACAGTACTGCAGGTCGCCAGAAGTGGCGGTGTGGTACCACCATAGTCAGAAGCGGCAGTATCTGCCGGCAGTGAAAAGCCCTTGTTGAAGGGGCTTTTTTGTGGATTAAAACAGGCTATTGAGGGAGTTAGACACCGAGTTAACGGCTTTGGTCGCGCTGGTTTTCAGATTATCCAGCACATCACTGACCGAAGACGTCTGTAGCTTCTCGCGGAAATCCGCATCGGCGCGACTGAGGCTGATCGTGAATTCAATCTTTTTGGGGTTGCCGTAGCGGTCAAACTCCGTTTTTCCCCGCTCCAGCCGCGTCATAACGTACATCCCGTAAATCTGCCCGTCACCTTCAATCAGCGGCCAGGGGCGACCGGCAAAGCCGATCGTCTCCAGCGCCGCCAGTGACCAGCGCCCGCCGGTGATTTCAGGGTAGAGCACGCCGTCAAGCGTGATCGTATCGTCACCAGGCCCGATGTATTGCCAAGCCGCCGACTGGTTAACCCGGTCATTTTTAACATGCCGCCATTCCTGTGAGTGGCGCAGCTGCTGATACGGGACAGTGCGCAGCGTAAAAACAAACATCCCGAATACCATCATCATAAAAAACCTCCTTACTCCCGATCGCGGAATGAACCACGGTTAGTTTTGCGGGTGCTGGCCATTGCATCGCGCACAGCGTTGCGAACCATTTTTTCAAGCTCCTGATCCGAGCGCTTGCCGACGTCGTTAAAGACCAGCTGGAAGAACGGCGCAGCACCCGAAGCCGCAGCGACCGGCGCAGACGTCGATCCCTGCGTTGCCGTCGGTACCGACAAAACACCTCCGGCCGCAGCAGCAGAGACGCGCGGCACAGGTAGCGGGATAACTCGCGCTTCCTGATAGGCGCCACGCAGCGCCAGCGCACGCGGCAGATTTTTAAAGATGATATCGCCGGGGCCGATCTTCTTCGTGTTGTTCGCCGTTGCTTTCGTGTTATCGGCAATGTTATTCAGGCGCCTCAGCGTGCCGTTGTCGCCAGTGATGACCGGTGGTTTAGTACCTGCGGACACGGTAGCCTGACCAAGAGGGAGTTGATGCCCGGCCAGCGCGACCGCTGATGCCTCAAGCGCCTGCTGGGCTTTGTCAGCCTGCTGCTTGGCTCTTTCGATCCCGTCGGGAATAAGATCCAGTTTTTCAAGCAGCCAGCTGACGCCGTTCATTAACTGCTGGAGCGGCCACAGCAGCACACTCAGCGCGGTACCCATCACCCGGCCAAAGGTTTCACCAGCCGAGGCGCATTTATCCAGCGTGTCTTTGCTGGTCTGCATCGGCGTTAACAGGTTTTTGAACCACTGCCAGATGGCCTTAATACCGCTACCCAGCGCGGAGAAGACGGGCGCGAGTGCAGAAAACGCGCTTCTGAGTGGCGTCAGCGCTTGCCATACGCCAGTAAAGAACCCGGAGAAAAATGCCTTGATCGGCTCCCAATAGCGCCAGATCAGCAGCCCCACCGCGACGAACGCCGCACCAATCAGCCCGATCGGACTGAGCAGGAAAGACAGCGCCCCACCCAGAACGGATACCGCACCTGTGATCATTCCCCAGAGCGCAGGGAGGCCGGTCAGCCTCAACAGCAGCATGCCAAGACTTTTACCAAGAGACGCCAGCGCCGCACCCGGAGCCAGAAACGCACCCATTAACCCGGCCCGAATCGCGGGCATGATGGCGGAGATCCTCCCGAAACCGGATGCGATACCCGATATAACGATAGGCCAGCCACGCATGCTTGCCATCGCCGGGCCAGCGGCAGTCCCCAGGGTGCGGAATGCGGCAAGGGTGCCGAGAATGCCACGACCACCGGTTAGCACCGTGAAGCCGAGCTGTAGTTTTGCCAGCGGCCCAATCAGGATGCCCGCTGCAAGAGAGAGCGCGCCAAGAGCGGCAGTAAGTGCCAACGCTCCGCCCCCAACAAGCAGGAGCGTTTGCGCAATTCGGGGGTTAGCTTTAACCCAGACCGTTACGCGTGAAATGGTTTCATCAAGCCATTGCACCAGACTGCGCAGAGGGCCATTAACGGTATCGGAAATTTGGATCTGCAACCCCTCCCAGGCGCTGCTGAGATTGGAAATATCACCCCCGAGGTTATCCGACATTTTTTTTGCCGTAGACGCGGACTCTCCCTGTGCCTTTTTCAGCTCAGCAATAAGCCTCTGAAGATCTCCACTTCCCACGGATTTGACGAGTGTCTGCAATCCGACCATTGCCTCCTCGCCAGCGATATCCTTGAAGAAGCTAATTTGATCGGTATCACCATATTTTTTTGTTGCCTTGTACAGGTCGCCGAGAATCTGCTCGACAGGCCGCAACTTACCGCGACTGTCCGCGACGCTCACTCCAAGCTCTTTGAGGGCCTTCGCTGCCGCTCCAGTTGGCGCCGACAATCGGGTAAGAGAGGCGCGCATAGCTGTACCCGCATCGCTGCCCCGCAACCCGTTATTAGCAAGAACGCCAGCCATTGCCGCCGCTTCTTCCAGGCTGATACCCAGAGCGGAAGCAACCGGCCCGGCGTATTTCATGGTGTCGCCGAGGGCGCGCAGGTTTGTACTGGATCGGGTAAACGTGCCCGCCAGAACGTCGCCAACACGTCCCATGTCCGTTGCCTGCAAGCCAAACTGCTTGAGCACGCTGGCGCCAATATCGGCAGTTTCACCAAGAGATATATCCCCGCTCAGAGCACCGCCGGCAATAGCTGTATCCAGAACGCCGGGTAAAGCGGCCTGAATGGCCTCAGGTACAAAGCCGGCCATCGCCAGGAATGCCTGTCCTTGCGCCGCATCACTGCTTGAAAACGCTGTTTCAGCACCTAATTTTTTGGCCTGTTCTCGCAGATCTGTAAATCGACTGTCCCCTTTATCCATGCGAGTCAGCGCCATTACTCGCGACATATCAGTATCGAAGCCGACAGCGGGTGACAGGAATCTACCGCTTGCATATCCAGCCACTGCGGCGCCGGCCACCGCCATCGTGCCGCCACCGCGAAGTTTCGCGCCGGTTTCCTTCGCCTTTTCATAGCTTGCCTGTGCGCGCGTTACCGCCGCCAGGCGCTGCCGCTCACGCTCAAGCGCCTGGCTGTATTGCTCGGTTCGCCGGATAGCAGATTGCACCGCGCCGCTACCGGCGGTGAGGTTAACTCCGTGCTGGCGCACCGCCTGACCGGCAGAGCGCAGTTGGGTAGTTTGCTTGTTGTAGGTGTCCGTCAGGCGCGAGAGCTTGTTACGCAAGTTTTCAAGCCGCGCCGTCTGAGCTTCGGTAAGCTGGCTGCCTTCGCGCTGTTTCTGATTGAGGCCATCAAAGGCACGTTGTGTGCTTCTGAGTTTTTGCGCGGTATCGTTGGCCTGTGAGCGCAGCTTGTCGAAAGACGCCGCGCCTTTCTCCAGGTCTTTAATGGAAGACTGTGTTTTTTTGAGGGAATCAGAAAGGCCGCCAATAGCTTTACTGGCGGCGCTGACCGGGCGGGTAAGCTTGTCAATTGCACTGAACGCAACGCGAATACTAAGATCCATCGTCGTCATCCTCCTGTTCACGGTTGCCGCTTCTGATGGCCGCCTTCTCGCGCCAGGCCATCAACTCGCGCAGCTCCATGCCGTACATCTCGGAGGGCGGCCAGTGAAATACAACTGCGACGTCGGCGATCAGATCGTCGACGTCAGAAAATACCGCCTCTCTTATTCGCTCCCCGTCTCCGCCCCGTTCGGTACGGACGGCGCCGGTTTCGTCAAAAAAGGCGTAATCTCTTCACACAGCGCGGTGAAGTCACCGGTTGCCAGTGCGGCAATTTCGGTGCTGGTCAGCTGCGGACTGGTGGTGCGCGTCAGCAGAGTGGAGACCGCATCGAAATCGAAGTTCAGCACATCAACGAGGCGCAGGCCGCGCAGCGATCCGGCTTGCTTGATGGTGTCGTTAATGGTGATGGTGATAATTTCCTGATCGCCGCGCTTAACCGGCTTACTGAGAATAACAGTCATAGCAGTTTCTCCGGGCGGCCAGCAGGCCGCCTTCAAGGTGAGTAAAAAGGGTTATCAGCCGCCGAGGCCCAGCGCCGACATAATGCGATCCGGGTAGAGATTCTGCCCGTTGCGCTTGTAGATAAAGTTCAACAGGTCGATTTCAAGCAGCGGTTTACCGTCTACCGACTCTTTGTAGTAGGTATTTTTAATCGCGTAGGTGTGATTGGTGTCATCACCCTGTTTCGCATCACCCGGATCGATTTCGGTGATGCGACCGCGCATCTCAACTTCCAGCAAAGAGCTGGTCCCGCCGCTGTAAATCTCACCAGCAAAACGCAGGCGCACTTCGTCAATATCGCCGCCATATTTCAGGATCAGCGTTTCGACCACGCCGCCGACTACCATCGACGCATCGAGTGCCCCGGAGTCAAGACCCAGATCGACAGCTACCGAGCCGACCATACCGCCGCCCTGATAGTCTTCGGTCTTGCGGGTCAACTTCGGCAGCGTCACGCTCGGAACTTTCCCGATGAAGTTTTCCCCATCAACAAAGAGGGTAAACAGCCGGAGTTTTTTAGGAATAGCCACTATTCACCCCCAAGCGACGCGAACGCCGGTTCGTAGTATTGATCGGTGAACGTCTGGATCATCGTCAGGTCTTCCAGCGGCGGTACCGGGCTATAGTTATAGCGCACGATGGCTTTACCCTGCCGCAGACCAACGGTTGGGTTATCGACGATATCAAACCAGCAGGCCGCACCAATCAGTTTGCCCGCCGTGACCAGCGCCTGAAGTTTCGCGTTAATTCCGCTCACCACGTCTTTCACGTTCGCCGGAGTTAACGGGGTATCCACGGTGGTGAACTGCGCTTCAGCAATGCTGTCTGCCAGAATTTGTGCGGTTCGCGTGTACACCTCGAAAATAAATTCTTCGGTGTCGGTGGTGCGGTTCCCCCAGAAGCGGAAGCCGTCGCGCTTAATCAGAGTGGTGATCTCGTTGGCGTTCAGCTCGTTGGCGTCGGAGTCCTCCGCCTGCAACGCCCAGAACACATCCTTCGCAATCCCCAGCACGTTTTTAACCGGCACGTTTGACAATGATTTATGCCACCCCTGCTCGTTGTCGATAAGCGCCCGCAGACCCAGTGCATACGCCACGGCGGGGAATTCTTCATTCACACCGGTCGCCGGGTTATAGGCGATGAAGTTCGGCCAGATCAGCATTCCCTCGCGCTCCGCAAACGTCTCGCGGTATGTTTTCGCCTCCGCAATGGTGTCGCAGCCGTGGCAGTAGCTGTAAGAGAACGCCCGCAACTGCTTTGCGATAACCCGCAGTTGTGCGGTCACTTCGGCAGTGTCGTAATCCGGCACGCCGAGAATGCGCGGGCGATAGCCCGTTTTCTGCTCCGCCGTCAGAAAGGCAAACATACCGGTGTAGCTGCCGTCAGCCTGCGTACCGCCGATAATCAGCTGCGACTGCGTCGGATCGTTCTCGCCGGTTCCCGCCTTCGCAACGCGCACAACAATCACGCGGGTACTGACCTGGTCAGAAATAGCTTTCAGCGATTTATACAGAGAGCCGGTTTTACCTGCTTTGCCGAGTACGCTGATAACCCGCGTCACAAGCACCGGTGTGTTAAGTGGAAAAGCGAGAGGGTCGGCGTCTTCGGCTACCGCGACCAGACCAATGACCGTTGAATCAATGTCATTGATCGCGGTCTGGAGGTCGGTGTTTTCCCTGACGCGCGCCCCATGGAAAAAGTTGTCGGTCATACTCTACCGCCATCATGTTGAGTGAGTTCGCGGTCATCTTCGCCGGGATGGTGGGCCGCTGTCGTGTCTTCAGGGTTGTGACCATTCCGTCACAACAAAAAGCCATCGCCAGTATCGCGCGCGCATGAAACCATCAGCGGCGGGGGAATACATATGGCACTGACGACAGACACAATCGACAAGGCAAAAACGCTTCTGGATGAGGGGGCACAACGATTCCAGGAATATCAATCCGAGCTGTCGCGCGTACCGGCCTTCAGTATTTTGATGGGCGGCAAGGCGCTGACGCAGCTTGATCCGCGCGTCATCTCACTGGAGCTGACGGACAACCGAGGCTTTGAGGCTGATGAGCTGACGATTGCTATCGACGACAGCGACGGTCTGATCGAGCTGCCGCCGCGCGGCGCAGAGCTGTCGGTGTCGCTGGGGTGGCAGGGTGAGCCGCTGGTTTACAAAGGGGTTTACACCGTTGACGAGGTCGCCCACTCGGGTCCACCGGACAAGCTGGAGATCACCGCCCGCAGCGCAGATTTTCGGGATGAGTTCAACGTTAAGCGCGAGGTATCATGGCATGACGTGACGGTTGAGCGCATCGTGTCAGCCATCGCCAGGCGCTACAAACTGACGCCGGTGATTTCCGAGCAGCTGATGAGCGCAGAGATTGATCACGCCGACCAGACCCAGGAGAGCGATATGTCATTTCTGACGAGGATGGCCGACCTTCTGGGGGCTATCGCCACCGTCAAAAACGGTAGCCTCTTGTTTATCCTGCCCGGCGGTGGTGTCAGCGCGAACGGCAAAGCCCTGCCGCAGTTTGCGATCACCCGCTCCAGTGGCGACCGGCATTCCTTCCGCATCGCCGACCGTGACGCATACACCGGCGTGCAGGCGTACTGGCTGGATCTGGAGTTCGGCAAAAAGAAAAAAGTGACGGTTAAAGCCCGCAAGAAAAAGACCCAGAAAAAGCCACGCAGCAGCGCCAGGGAAGGGGATTATATCGCGGGTGAAGATGGTAACGTTTTTGTGCTGCGGACAACCTACAGCAGCGAGACTGCTGCTCAACGCGCCGCTGCGGCGAAGTGGCAACAGCTTAAACGCGGTGCTGCCGAATTTAATATGACGCTCGCTTATGGCCGTGCAGATCTCTACCCGGAAATGCACGGCACGGTATCGGGCTTTAAAACGGATATTAATAATCAGGACTGGATAATTGCGAAGGCCACGCACACGATTGACGACGGAGCATTTAAAACGCAGCTGGAGCTTGAAGCGAAAATACCTGAATGGATTGCAGAAACGGAGTCATAGCAGCCATAATAACGTTGAGTTCAACTCCCGCCCGGGAGGCCATCATGTTCAAGTGTCCTATTTGCGGTGCCGTTGCCAAAACGCGCACCAGTCGCCCATTGAGTAATACCACCGTTCGCCATTATCACCAGTGCCAGAACTTTGAATGCAGCATTACTTTTACCACCCTGAATAGCGTTGAAAAGCTGGTCACTAAGCGCAGCCCACGTGAAGCATTGCCGGATGATTTCATTCCGTCCGATGCCTTTCCGGCCTCGCATTACGGCCGAGATCAACTCAATCTCGCCCTTTAA